GAAGACAGGACGCGATCATCGCGCACGACATAAAACTGTTCGCCGCTGTCCACAATCATCGCGCCGTAGTTAGCTTTGACGACGTTGCAGATCTCGTCGTTTTTCACTTCGGCCACAGACATTTCACACTCATAGACATGTGTGTTCGCGTAGACAGGGAGAGTGAACAGTGCCAGAGCCAGGGCTGTTTTCTTCATGCCACGACTCCTTGGATAACGCCGAATGCTGAGTCGAATAACAGCACTACGGCCAGCGCATTAATCATCGCGCTATTAACAGGCGCCAGCGCTTTATGGATTACTCCGGTGAAGATGCAATCGAGCACAAAAGCTATCGAGATAATAAGTAATAAGGTGTCTAATACGGTTTTCATGATAGGTAAATACTAACTTATATATTATTTGCTGTAAATATCACTCAAAAGTGCTGATGCCTAAAATACGCTCAAGGTGAGCAGCGTCTTCATCGCTTACCGGCGTCGTGTCGTCTACATACCAACAACTACCATTGCTCCAACAAACACCGTCATCATCGACATGCACAGAATCCGCATCCATACCAGTATACTCAACGAGATTGCGCTCAATTGCCGCTTGGATTTCTTCATCGTTCAGACCGTCGCACTTGACCATGAACAACGGATAAACGTCATAGTCGGTGCTTGATGAAATGCGAACCAAAATCTTCATGTGCTTCTCCTTGTTGGTAAGTACTTATTTATACTAATGTGCGCCATGCGGTACACAATCATTGTGTTCAGGCTGGTGGAAAGAACTTCTCCAGCGTGCGGTCGACAGCCTTATCAATGTGCATCAGATGCCAGACGACCATATCTTTACTTCCCAGATCGCGGGTGTAGATCACGTCGAACTTACGCCAGGCGGCGTGAAACCAGTGCGGTGTGTCATCAACCGGCAGATTCTCCCCAGCCTCCTTGAAGTACTTGAGCAGCATGGCCTGTTCAGCGGTTGGCGTCGGGCCAATCTCTTCCGCGTACATTCTGATGAAACGCTGCCAGTCGGCTTCATCTTCTGAAGGTTCCGGTGCGTTCATCTCTGCAATCGCCTCACGCAGCTGCGTCGCCCATTCTGGCTCCGGGAAGCCCTGGGCAATTTCGGTATCCACTACATCCAGCGCAGCGTTGGCCGCGTCATACAGTTTTTTCACGTTTTTTCTCCTGCATCAAAAGAAACACGATCATTGCCGCTCTGAAAGGGTTAGGGTTCTGGATCAGATGTTGTGGTGTTGAGCTATCCACCAGCCTGTGGGCCGCTCTCCACTCGCCAGCCTGTCTGGCTGGAATGATGCCGATTCTGTTTCTGGAAATGATGTCCCAGGCATCTACCGGATTGTTGCACCAGTCGAAAGAACCCGCTCCGTTTGGCCCAATCGCAATCACTTTTGTGTAATCTCCAACTTGTGAGCCTTTCCAGCCATATTGTGAGATGAGGGGGCGATGGCCGGTTGCTTCCGCGACCAGGCAGTTAATCTCAAAGTCCGTCATTTCAGCGTAGTTTTTCATTCATCATCTCCTTCTTTCAGAAATTGCGTGGCGTTGTCACTTTTTACTTCAACGGAAGTTAATTCCGTATTAGTAACCAATTTGTTTTCTTGTTGGTGATAATACGGAAATAAAAAAGGCGTCCAAGTGGACGCCGTATCTTTGAAAAGGGTGTTACTTCAACGCGATAAACGGAGTATTAGCCCCTTCAGTCATGTACTGAGGCAACTGGCCATTCCATTTGTTGATGGCTTCCAGCTCCATGACGTTCGGGTTCTGACGTAATGCTTCACCGCGCAACTTGATGGCGTCAGCTTCTGCTTGAGCACGTTTGCGGATAGCGTCGGCTTCACCTTCGGCTTGTTCACGCAGCATGTTCGCTTCTGCCTTGCGCTGCTCAACTTCCTGCTGGCGCTGGAGCGTTTTCTGGTTCGCGGTCACTTTGGCATTGATAGATTCGATGACCGTGTCCGGGTAGTCTGGTTTGCCCACCCATGACAGGCTAATAACCTCAATACCTACCGGTGACATTTCTGCCTGAATGTCTTTCAACGCATTGTCGAGCAGAGACGCCTTGCCACCGTCGATGAACGTGTCGGTAGTCATGCGGCTGGCCAGACGGTTCAGTGAATCCGCAATCTTCTGGCGCAGATCAGTGTCGGTAATGTCGTCAACACCTTTGCGATAGGTCTGGAATACGGTAGTTACTTTGTTGCGATTAACCAGATATGCCACACCAATTTTGTGGCCGATGGCTGTACCGTCGCTCATCTGGAATGTGAACGGCTCATCGTAGGTTTTCATCTGTTTGAAAGTGGGGAAGGTGTACAGCTCGGTATTCAGACCAGTCCACTGACGGCCAACGCCGACAACTTCACCGATACCTTTGTCTTCACCCAATTTGTTTACCTTAATGCCAACGTATCCCGGTTCCACGCGATCGCAGCCGGTCAGACCCATTGTGCAAATAGCAGCCAAAGTCACCGCCAGTAAACCTTTCTTCATTACTTACTTCTCCTTAGTTTTATTGAGTGAGTTGATATACCTGCGGCCAGCTTTTAACAAGGCAACCGGGAAGACTACAGCGATGGCAAGTCCGATAAAGAAGGCCAGATCGCTTTTAGCTGAGATAAGCGATGGAACCAGTAAACCGTAGATAAAGCAGACTGACACCACCGCTGAAACAGCCATGAGATAACCCTTAATCATGTGTTTCCTTTTGTCGTTTTGGTGCAGAAATAATAAGTAAGTACTTATATATTTTCAAGTATAAAAAGGCGCCCAATGGGCGCCTTGTGATTACGCTTCTTCTGTCTCTGCTGGGGACGACTCTTTCGCTCGCCGTTCGTCTATCGCCTGGAGTGCTGCGATGATTTCCGGGAGTGGCTTCTCGCGGTACATCTCGACGATCTGCGATTTGGTATATCTCTTATCGCCAATTTCCACACGCCCGCTGGCGTTCTTTGGCAGGTATCCTTCTTCCAGCATGTACTCAACCAGAGATTCGATGACGTCCAGCCCGCGAGTCGGGTCGAAGTAGAATTTCCATGAGCATTTACCAAACGGAGGCGCGACTTTGTTTTTAATGCACTCGGCGCCAACGTCCTGTCCGATCTTCTCTTTGCCATCCTTCATGACGGATGCTCCCAGACGGATGCGCACCGACGCGTAGAACTTCGGAGAGTCGCCGCCCGGAGACGTAGTCGGATCGCCAAACATCACGCCAATTTTGGTACGCACCTGGTTTAAGAAGATAATGCACGCGTTGTACTTACGCGCCCAAAGCGCCAGAGTAGGGAAGTTCGCACTCGTCGCGCGCGCCAGCGCCGTGTTGTCGTTCATGTTCAGCTGATCTTTGTCCTTCGCAGTGCCTTCTGCCATCTTGTCGAACTTCTCAGCTTTCGAGTTCGGTACCATCGACGCCAGAGAGTCGGCAACGATGCAGATAGGGGCTGTTTCCGGGATAAGCTCTTCGTCGCGCACCAGCTTGAGGATTGTGCCGATCAGCTCAACGGAGTCTTCGAAGGTATCCGGCTGTTTGTAGACCCACTGACCGTCGTCTTCGTCGGCGTTCAAGCCATTCGCCACCGCAAGACCAACGTCGAAGCTGTTTTCGTGGTCAAGGAATACGGCCAGACCATCCTGTTTCTGTGCTGATACCATCGCAGCCGTCGCCAAAAAGGTTTTACCGGCGCTTGGTGGCCCGAAGACTTCAACGATACGCCCACACGGAAAACCACCGTCGTAACGTCCGGAAATGGCTTTGTTCAGTGGAGGGAAACCGGAGTCAATCCAGTGGGAGACCTTCTGAATCTCGTCATTGCTGCCGATTTTCTTTTTCAGCGCCAGTGCCAGTGCGGATTTGCCTTTTGCCATGATTAGGCTCCTTTTGATTCGTTGATTCGCTTCGAAGCTGCGGCTTCGTCAAACTTGATTGCGTCGTGGTTCAGGTGTTTGGCGACGCGAGCGATGATCTTCACGACCTGCTCGCTGACCAGCGCGAACTCACGCTCAGTAGCAGAAATGCCAGCAGCGCCCAGAATGTTCGGCAGCGCCACCACAGCGTGTTCGCCGTGGCAGAAGACAATCTCTTTAGCCAGCATGGTTGGCGTAGTTGCCCCGCCATTAATGATGGATTTCAGCATCAGCAGTACCTCTCAAATGGCAGAACAAACACTTCCAGATCTTCCAGAAACGACCGGAAATTCAGCTCGCAACACATCTGTTCGAAGGCGTTCATGTCGCGTGCGCCTTTAATCGACTCGATTTCGCTGGGTGGGAATTTTGTGTCGATAAGGTTCATCAGCATCATGTTGCGCTTAAAGGCTTCGAGCATCCGGCAGCCTGTCTTCTCGTTGAAGGCGTTCTTTGCCAGCTTGTTGAATGCCGTCTTATAGCGACCTTTGTTGATGACAATGGAGCCGTCGTTAATGCCGCGTACCATTGCGGCCACACTTCCCCATTCATGAAGCAGCTCTTTCGCGCCACCATCACCAATGCCACCTACGCCTTTGATGTTGTCCGAGGTATCGCCCTGCAACGCTTTCGCTTCCAGAAACGCGCGTGGCGTCGGCAGACCGGTCAGCTCTGCGAACTGTTCGAAGTTCACCTGCTTGTGCTTGGCATCTTCACGCAGGCTTACCCAGCTCACATTCTCGCGAACCAGCTGAAGCCAGTCGCCATCGCCAGTCAGCAGGTAGATATGATCAACGGTCGGCTGCGGAGCCAGGCGAGAGACCAGCATTCCTGCCAGGTCGTCCGCTTCTGCATCCTTTGCAATGAGTTGGTTAACGCCCAGCGCGGTCATCATTTTCAAGATGTACGGCTTCTGGATGGCAAAACCTTCTTTCATCTTCTTCATATCCGGGTCGTCATCGCGATTCGCTTTGTACTCCGGGTAGAAGTCGCGACGTTTGTCGCTGAATCCATCCCACAAGATCATTGGGCGGGCATGGAGAATTGAGGCGTAACGACGAACGTTCTTCACGAAGCCAAAAGCCGCCTGAACTTCCATCTCGCCGTTGTGTAATTTGTCGGATTGCTGGTGGTAATAGCCCAGGCTGTTACCGTCCACAAAGAGATAATTCACCGGTACACTCCTTCCAAAAAGTAAGGCGTCCGTAGACGCCTTACTGGTCACGTTATGGGATTACAGAGCGTCCAGTTCAGCCAGCAGGTCATCGAGACCTTCGTCAGCTGGTACAGATGCAGCGGCAGCAGATGCGGAAGCACTTGCAGCTGCGGCGGCTTCCGGAGCTTTAACCTTTTCCGGTTTAGTTTCCGGTTTGAACTCAGCTTCAGCGGCACGCAGGATCTCTTCATCAACCAGGCTGGTGGACTCTGGAGCCGGTGTGTGTGCTGTAGCGACAGCAGCTGCGCCTTCCGTATGACCAGTGATAGAGCCAAAGCCTGGCAGTTCAGCAGCAGCTGATTTTGCAGCGGAAGAAATGGCCGGAGAGGACATTGTTGCTGCCGGAGCCGCAATACCAATCAGACGACCCATAGTGCGAGCCGTAGACAGCAGACGGGTTTCGTCAGCCTGGTTCGCGTATGCGATCAGATCGTGTTGGGTAGTCCAGAGCTTCTCAGGAATGTCGCCTTTGTAGACTTTACGTTTCGGGGATACGTCATACTTGGTGTCACGACCGGAACCGGTACGCTTAATCAGGAACGCATAGCCTTCTTCTTTGCTCAGTGGGTTGCCGATATCATCAGCAATATCTTCGGACATCACTTTGCAGATATCGTCGAAGACCGTAGACGGCAGCTCAATCAACTGGCATTTCTCTGCGTCTGCAAAGTCTTCTCGCGCAGACAGAACACCATTGACCAGATAACGCGGTGTAGCACGCATACTGTTAATGCGCTCTTCCATCGCTTTGTTGCCCTTAAAGCGAGCACGACCTTCCATAACCATCTCACACAGCTGGCAAGCGTGGCCGTGGGTGTGCTGTTCGCAGATGTAGGCGGTGGTTACATCTTTGCCTTCCTCATTCTGATGCTTAACGTAGTGCATACCGAAAGTCTGGAAGAACACACCATTCGGGTCGTCCTTGTTCGGAAAAATGCGCAGATAGTTATTGCCGTCTTTCAGACGGGTCAAATCAACGTTATTGCCACGTTTAGAAGCAATATCGCCACGGGTCTTGTTAAGCAGATCAAGTAATGACTTAGACATGTATTTCTCCTTTTTGTGATTGTGGCCATTGGCGCTATGCGCGTTGGGCATTCGTTTATTCGTGGCTCTTTCGAGCGAGAAGGATAATAGATCAGTACTTACTTATCATCTAGGATAAATTAACGGGGCGAGTGGAAACGTTCGGCGCCCAAGCGTTCAATCTCCACGATAGCCATTTTGGACGCCTGGACAATCATGTCACGGCGGTGAGAGAAGGCGGTTACAGCGTGCTTGTATAGATCTGCAATGTGCCGGGCATCATCGAGTTTCTGGCGCTTTGCGAGGTATTGCGGGTTGGTTCTAACCTTCGCCTCCAGTACGGATTCATTGAACTTAATGCCGTTCATACTCAGGTTCTTACGCTCATTGTCGTAGATTTTTGCCTCAATCGCATCGAGGGAGAGTTTTGCATCTGCGACCTCGCGTTCTGCCCGCGCCAGCTTAGAGCCGTACTCCATCAACAGGCGCGGTTGCTGACGCCAGACTTCCTCAAGATTGTCGCGGTCGAACTCCAGATCGGACATGATTTTTTCGTAGATATCTGCACTCATTTTGATAGGTTCCAGCTTATTTCTATATATCAATTTTACCATGAAAGAAATGAAGGATGGAGCTTATAGAAGGAAGAAGTTAGGGGGTGGGGTCGGTAAGTTGATGAAAACAGGGAGTGTTCTGATAATCTATAGCCGTTTTCTGCGGCCGTAGACGTCAGAAAATAGACAGTGTTGACACGCGCTCACACTATACCTATCATAATGACATCGGAGGAAAATGAAATCACATCCGAATAAGCATATTCAAGAGGCCATTGAATACGCGTTGAGTAAAGGCTGGGTTTGGGTTCCAGCAGGTAAGTCAGCACATTGCTTCTGCAAGCTGCGCTGCGGCGATAAATCAGGTGAACATACAAGTCACCACAGAAGTGTATGGTCGACTCCAGATGTACCGGAGCACCATGCCACGCAAATCAGGCAAGCGGTCGACCAGTGTGGTCGCATCAAAAACCAGATGAGCAAAAAATAGTAGTTAGTGGCGGTTTTGGCCGCCATTTGTTCCAAAGGTACATTAATACTTCACTTTAGATAAAGAGGTTTTATGGCGCTTTATAACTTCACTCTGACTCTCTCAGGCGTAACCTATGAGACCGAAGGATTGGAAGATGCGCTGTACGAAAGCGGCTGTGGCGATGCGATTGTTTGCGCATATGGAAACTCCGTCTATGTTGAGTTCGACCGCGAAGCCAAATCGCTGGATGCAGCCATTGCATCAGCGGTCGACAATATCGAATCTGCCGGTATCGGCGCGATTGTAGAATCAGTCGACTCGGCCTTAGTTGGCCTGAGCGATGTAGCTGAAATGACGGGCATGTCCCGACAAGCAATTACCATGCTTAAAGATGGGCTTCGTGGTGGTGGCGACTTCCCTTGCCCTATCCAGAGAATCCAGGGACAGTCCCCGCTATGGGATTGGGCTGATGTGGCGAACTGGCTTGAAGCCAATGGACGCCTTAAAGAAAACGCAGAGCTGGCACACAATGCTCGCGTATTAAGTAAGTGGAATTTGGCCCTTCGCAATAGCGTCTCAAAAGACTTTGTTGAGATTGAACATATCGCTTCTTCACTTATCGCACGTCGACGTCATCACGCCGAATGCGCATGAAAAAACCCGCCGATTGGCGGGGGTTTGCTTT